TAGTTCCAGCCCGCACTGACGCAGATACCACAACACTCATGATGTACACAGAGGGCACAGGGGAATTGAACTTCACTGGCCTTGACTATACAGGACGGTTCAACACCCGTATCCGCAGGAGATAACCTATGGTTTGGCCGCTTATTGCGATGGCCGCCATGTCTATGATGTCGCAGAACAAGGCTGCCGCAGGTGCAGCCGGTCAGTCGGCAGAGAGAGCTTGGGACTCAGTAGCTCAGTCCAAAGCAGCAATGGAGGCCAACACCAAGAACTACCAAGCCCAATCCTTCCGGGTTGGCATGCTGAATGTACAGAAGGCACAGGAGGTACGAGCGCTTGAGCAGCGCAAGTTCGATGCCAGCGCAGGGGAGCAGGCAGCACTAGGTTCAGCAGCAGTTAATGCCGCAGCATCTGGTACTGTAGGCGCCTCTGTTGATGCAGTGCAGTCCGACATTCAGATGGCATTCGATAAGGTCCGCTCTCAGATTACAGATGAGAACGAGATGAATGCCTTGAACTTCAACACCTCCCTGTACGACCTCATTACTAACGGGCAGAACCAGACCATCAAGGTTGGGGAATTCCGGAACGCCCCGAAGGGGCCTAGTCAATGGGAGATGGCAGGGCAGGCAGCAATCGCAGTCGGTGGGCAGTACGCATCGGCTAAAATGGATCTTGGACTCGGTACACGGGCCGGGACAACTATGAGGTAGTGACTATGGTACTCCGAGCATCGGGACCACTTAACATGGGAGGGGCTACCCAGCCCCTTCAAGTTCGACAAAGCACCGTTGGATCAGTAAGTCCCGATGCCCGTAAGTTTGGTCGATCCGGGGACTTGCCGGGTGAGACTACTGCCGACCGCCTTCTGAGTTCGCTTCTGCCAGTTGGGCAGCAGTTGGCATCGAAGGCGTTCAAGGCGAATCTGGAAGACCAGTACCTAGCCGGTGTGCAGCAGGCCGCGACAGTGAAGTCGGAAGACGAGCTGAACACGAACCCACTGACATCGGACTGGACCAAGGCAGGCTACCGCGACACCGTGGGACGCTTGGCAGTTAGCCAGAGTCAGGCGCAGTTGCAGATCGACATGCCTAAGCTGGCGCAGGGTACGCCTGAAGATTTCTCGAAGTACATGGCAGAGAAGCGGAAGCCGCTCACTGACCAGATGAACGGGATGTCGAAGCAGCAGCGTGCCGCTATGTTCGGGCAGGTTGCTCAGGATGAGGCCACGGCTGCATCAAAGTATACCGTGGCCCGTAAGAACTGGGTACTAGGCCAAGAGCAGGCTTCGATCCAGCAGGCGATGACTGTGCGCCGTGGGAACATGGATGCAGCCAAGGGTGACATCGGACTGTACACCACTGAAGTGCAGAACTTCGTGGGTGCTGTGTACAAGGACGTATGGCAGAACCCTAAGCTTACCCCAGCCATGCAGCAAGACATGACACTGCAAGCAATGGAATATGCCTCCAGCAGTGATAACGTGGCTGTATACGACTCAATGAAGAACACTCAGGTGGACTTCGCTGACGGTAAAAAGGGGACCATGATGTCCCGCCTGTCCTTCCAAGATCAGATCAAGGTGGACACTGCACACCGCAGCTCAATGGACCGAGTGAAGGTTGCACGATCACAGGACTTCGAGACTCAGATCGCCCTTGCGGAAGCTGGTTGGCAAGATCCGAATGTCGGGGTTAAGCAGTCGTACGAGGAAGTAGACGGCTGGCTCGTGAAAGCCGAGGCTGCTGGTATCCTCAAGGCTGGAAAGCGGGAATCTGTTATCAAGGCATGGGCGCACGGTCAAGCAGTTAACGGGGACAACTCTGCACTCGCACAGGGTTATGCAGCAGGGGATCAGCAAGCATGGGCAAGCCGGGGCAAGACGGAGGATGATGGGTTAAAGGCTTGGCTGAAGGCTAACCAAGGCGCCACCATGCCTCAGCGTGTTGCTGGGCTAATGGCTATCGGTAACAACAGCGGCATGGACAATGCCCTTACACAAGCCGGTGTGTACCTGAAGAATTCCTTTGCTCAACTCGGGTATCAGGACGAGATCCTACCGGACAACGCCAAGCTGGTATCCGATACCCTGCAAGCTCTAGACACAGCGAGCAAGACTAACCCCGGTGCCAAGGTGAAATTCCTACAGGCACTTGGACCCGAGCAGCAGGACTTGGCCCTCTACATTGGCGAACTCCAGCAGCAGGGTGTGGCTGACCCAGTGACCGCCATCAAGATGGCGCGGGCGAAACAGATGCAGGACAAGCAGTCCGGTGGGTTGATCCCCGAGATGCGGGCAGCGGCCTTGAAAGAGGACGGTCCGGTTGTACAGGAGATCGACGACTACCAGCTACTCGGTGCCATCAGCGTGAAGGCCAAGAACTTCATTGGGCTTGGTGCGAGCGACAAGCAGCGTCTGAGCACAGGTCGTAACTGGTTCGAGAATGCGGACCGTACTGCGGAGATCCGGGCACAGGGCCAGTTGGCGTTGTCTGAGGAACTTGCAACAGTACGACAGACGAACCCGTTCATGTCTGCAAGCTCCCGCCGTTCTAAGGCACTGTCCTCTGTTGCAGCTCGGGCTGTGGACACGGAGTCTGGGCCACTCCTTATGCCGAAGGGTCAGTCGTTGCAGTCCTACTTCGGTGTACCAGCATATGCTGACCAAGCCTACGTGGGAAAGGCAATCGACACCATGATGAAGCCGGGAGAAGGCAATCGCTTGGCATGGAGCGTAGACCCAACTAACAAGCTCATGTTCAAGGAGCTGAACGCACAGGGCAACGTGGTGAAGTCTGGCATTCTCGATCCTAAGTCAGTTGCCCCAGTGGTGCAGGAGCAGTTGCAGCATGAGGCTGACGCAGCCAACACACAGGTCGGTGCCGGTACTGAAGTGCAGGGTGTGCGGTTCAACGGGCTGAACACTGCGAACGTAGAGCCAAAGGACATGCTCCTTCTGCGTAGCGACATCATCGGCTCCGAGGGTGTTAAGGCCCAGTCGTATGCTGACTCAGGTGGTCTGTCGTTCGGGGTGGGTATTCACCAGACGAACAACCACTACCAGCGTCCACCTCTGAATGGGACGTACACCCCAGCCCAGATCCAAGACACGTTCATGCGTGCATCTAACGACGCTGCTGAGATGGCGAAGAAGTCGATGGGCAGCATCGGAGTCAAGGGTGAGAAGTACCTACGCTTCTTCGGGGAGCTGGCGTACCAGTCGCCTAAATCCGCACGAGATCCAGACCTGCTTGCGTATATCGCTATCGGGAACAAGGACGATGCCATGAAGGCGCTGAAGGAGACTCCAGCGTACAAGGGTAGCCAGCCGGACCGCCAAGCGAAGTACGTGCAGAAACTCGACGTAGCAATGGGCGCAGCTAAGCCTGCCGAGTTCGTGGTAGGGTCACCATCTGGGATGACAGCCAAGGGGAACATCGACTTAGGCAGACGCCCTACAGTCCACAACGCTGATGGTAGCGTAAGCACTGTGCGGTCGATCTCAATTGGCACCGACTCCGGCGAAGTCTTGATCCCAACTGTCAGCGACGATGGCAAGATCCTGTCGAATGAAGCAGCCATTCAGTTATACCGCAAGACTGGTAAGCACCTTGGTAAGTTCAAGACACCAGAAGAGGCCACGGCCTACGCAGAGTCTCTGCACAACTCCCAAGCCCAACAATACGTGAGGTAACAACATGATCGTGGACCCGCAAGTGTATAACAGCCCTACGTTTGACGCTACTCTGCCGGAGCGCGCTGATCAAGCCCGTGCCCAGTACCAAGCACCAGAGAACGTCCCGCAGGAAACTGTGCTTGCGGGTACACAAGCGAATGCCGCAGCTCACTTGACCCAACAGGCCAATGGGCGGCAGGAAGTAAGTGCAGCCACCTCGGCTGACGCAGCACTCGACGAGATGTCGCCAATGGCGGCGTACCGTTGGCTGTCTGGTCCAACCTTCGCAGCAGATCCGAGCTTCAATGCTGGTGAGCATATCCCCGGTATCCAGACCCAGTTGAGCAAGACCGAGCGTACCGATCTCATGGAGGCGAAGTCGCAGGCGGAGTTTGAGTACCGCGTGGCGAACATGGAGCGCTACAACTACAACAACCGCCTCATGGGCGATAACATGGTGGCGTCCTTCGGGATGCTGGCACTGGACCCAAGCTACCTCGCTATTGACGCGGTGAGCATGGGTGCAGGCCGGTTGGCTTCTGCTGCTAAGATCGGCAAGGCTGGGCAGCGTATAGCAGTTGCTGCTACTGCTGGAGCAGGTGCAGTTGGGGTTGTGCAAGTTGAGGGGCAGACACGCCCACTCGGCACACAGGAGATTGTGCTTGGTGCCCTGCTTAACGGGGCGGCGTCTGCTGCATTCTACAACCCAGTGGCTAAGGCCATCCAGCACGTAGACCCAGAGTTCCCAACCCAACCCCTGCATAACGTAGCGGCTTCGGCGGGCGCAGGGGCTGCTGCTGATGAAGCTGTGGTTGCTGCTGTACGGGTTGAGGCGAATGCTGCACGCACCGCCCCAGTCGAAGCAGGTGTACCGCCTGTTGTCGATGTGCCTGTACCAGCAACTGCACCAACCATTGACCACTCCGCCACTCTGCCTAAAGAGCTGGCAGGTGCGAAGCCGAACTATGCGTACGGGCAGAAGCAGTTCACCGTGCAGTTCGAGTCTGACGTTGACCGGGCAGCTTACATTACCTCCCAGCGTAACCCAAGCAAGGCCGACGCGGCATACGTAGAGTTCGTCCAGAACGCTACCGGGATGTCTGAGTCTCAGGTACGTGCGTACGGTGCTGAGGTACGGGCTGGTCTGAAAGCTCAGGCAAAGGATGCTGAGCCGGGTGTACTGACCGTTGCCAAGAAAGTGGCCCCGGTTGAAGATGCAGCCCATGTGAAGACGTACTCTGCCGGGAGCAACCCCAAGTACGCCAAGGGAACAGCGTCCACTGCCAAGACTGAGCTGAAGCGCATCGGTGCCTCGCAAGATCCATTGCTGTCTGCCTTAGCTAACCGATTGCACGATCTGGTTGGTACTGACATCCCACTAGGTGTGGTCCCAAACCTGAAGCGCTCCGCGTACGACGTAGGCCGCAACCGTATTGGTATGCGTGCCGGTGCTGACGACTGGGTACACATGCACGAGATCACTCATGCACTTACAGCCCACCGCCTTCGCTTTGGCCGTGAGAACCCTACCAGCACTATTGGTGGACTCACCAAGCAGATCGACGAGTTGCAGGTGCTGGCTAATCAGGCTGCTAAGGATAAGGGACTCGGCAGCAAGGCGAAGTATTACCTGAAGAATGCCGACGAGTTCATGGCGGGTCTGTACAGTGGAGACAAGGAGTTCTACGACTTCCTGAAGTCCATCCCAGTTGAAGGCGGGAATGCCCTGCACAAGCTGGTGGACACAGTGCGTAAGATCCTCGGTATCCCGGCCAAAGAGAGCAACGCGCTCACCAAGGCGATGGGCCTCACCGACGACCTCATGACCAAGCAGTTGCGTGTAGCTACCACCATCATTGAGAAGGACGGCTCGCATTCCCTGTACACCTCTGGGCTGATCCACGAGCCGCCTGCTGAGCCGTCCAAGCTGGCAGCAGCTCTGTTTGAGCACGAGGATAGCAACACCATCAAGATTGCAAAGGGCATTAGCTGGTCGCTACACAAGACGCTCAGCAGCTTCTCTCCGGAGATGCGCAACACTGCGACCTTACTGGTGGACGATGCTCTGGACATGACTGGCAACAGTGCCGTGAGCCAGACCCGTGCGATCCGTGCGGACTTATCCCCACTTCAGTACAAGTACGAGGACCAACTGAAAGCTCTGATGGCCGAGCAGGGTGCTGGCCTTCGTCAGCGTATCTTCCAGCCTGTGAAAGCACTGGAGCGTCAGGCAGTTATCGAGAAGCAGGTTGCCCTTGAAATGCTGGCCCGTGAGGATGCGCAGCGGTTGGGGAAGGTGTTCACCTCCCAAGCCGAGAAGCCAATCAAGGAGATGGCTGACTCGCTGGAGGCGCTCGCCAAGGCTACGTTGGCCGAGATGAAGGCGTCGGGTGTACGTGGTGCTGACACAGTGCTGGACTCGTCTGGTTACTTCAGCCGCCGCTGGGACATCGGCAAGATCGAGAACATCGAAGGCAAGCTCATCGCGGGCGGCTTGACTGAAGGGGCTGCTAAGTCCCGTGTGGTGCGTATGCTGGCTCAAGGGATGCGCCGTGCGAACGGCTGGGATGCTGACCTTGCAGGTGACATCGCCAAGGCTCTGGTAGACCGGACCCGCCGCAAAGGGTACTTCGAGGATAGCGCCTTCCGCTCTCACGCAGGGAACGATAACCTAGCAGAGATCCGGGACATCCTTGAAGGTGCCGGTGTCCGGGGCGACCGCCTACAGCGGGCCATGGACGTAATGGCTGGTGTGACGGATGAGGCTGGCAAGGCTTCCGTTCTGAAGCACCGCATCAGCATTGACATGAAGGCTGGTATGCAGATGCCTGACGGCTCCTTCCACACCATTGCCGACATGATAGACACGAACCTCGTGAACATTACGGATCGGTACTTGGACACTGTAGCAGGACGCTCAGGGCTTGCACGCTTGGGGTTGGAAGACCAGTCGGCATTGGACGCACTCCGCAAGAAGTCCCTCGCTTCTATTAAAGGAGAAGCCGAGCGGGGCAGGGCAGCTAAGCTGTTGGACGACACGATCAACGCTATCCAAGGTCGCCCCACCGGGGATGACATGCCAGCGCTTATGCGTACCATGCAGGCAGCCACACGGATGGTGGGCCTGTCCTCGTCCGGGCTGTGGCAGGTCACGGAGTACGCTCCAATGATGGCCCGGTACGGCGCCCTGCGGACCCTGAAGCACATGCTGAAGGAGATGCCCGGTGCCCGTCAGCTTTATACCAGCATCAGCAAGGACATCGGAGCAAGCACCCAACTGAAGGACATCCTGACACGTAACAGCTCGGCGGACATCCGCATGCGCCCATTCGTACAGCGTCTGGAGGACAACTTCGAGATCCCTGCCGGGGCACACGTCCAGCTTGCCATGAGCCAAGCGCAACAGCTCGTGCCGTACATGAACGCGCAGAAGTTCGTGCAGACCCACCAAGCCCGTGTAATGGCGAACCTGATGGTTGATACCTTGCACAAGGCGGCTAAGGGTGATGTCCGGGCAATGCACGCAATGGAGCAGTACGGGTTGAAGCCGGATATAATGGTAGAGTTAGCTGATGACATCAAACGTCACGGTATGGATACTGCATTGTGGTCAGATGGAACATGGGCTAAAGTCCGTGGACCATTAACTAAGGCCGCAGACGACGCAGTGCTTCGCAATCGCACGGGAGAGATCCCAGCGTTCGCACAGTTCTCCCAACTCGGCAAGTTTATATTCACCTTCCGCAGCTTCGTACTAGGCGCCCATAACAAGGTGCTGGCCGGTACATTAGCACGGGATGGTTTGGCAGGTATTAGCCTGACCCTACTGTACCAGTTCCCACTAGCAATGCTCGCCAACCTTGCGAACGCTACCATCCAAGGTAAGCCTATCAAGGACGAGAAAGAGCTAGTGGCTAAGTCGCTGGGGCAGATGGGTGCGTTCGGGTTGTTCTCCGAAGTGTTCGGCGTAGTGTCGGGCCAGAAGCAGCAGTTCGGTGCTCCGGGTTTGATTATGATCGACCGTCTGTACAAGGCGGCAGGTCAGGCAGCCCAAGGTAACGGAGCCGCAGCCGCAGAGGCCGCTGTTAACGCTACACCTATCCTCTCAATCATTCCGGGCATCAAAGCAATTGGTGCTGCCCTCAAGGAGTAAGTATGGCCTACTCAACTCAGCGTTCCGTTTCTGACGGGACGTTGCAGTTGTTGATGATCGCAATTGAGTTCTTTGATAAGTCAGAGATCACTGTGTACTTCAACAACATCCCAACAACCGCATTCACTTGGGCTACCGACAAGAGCCTGCACTTTAACAGTGTAGTGCCAGTAGGTATCGAGGTGCTAGTCCGGCGCACTACCGACCTCTCCGGGGTTCGGCATGTGTTCTCGGCAGGTGCCCAGTTTAAAGACGCCACACTCGACGACGACTTCCGCCAGATCCTGCACATTGCGCAAGAGGCGGTAGAGGGCGCTAACGTAGGCGACATCTACTCCACGCTGAACATGCACGGTAACAAGATCGCTAACGTCGGCCCCGCCACTCTTGATGGTGACGCTATCAGCTTGGGGCAGGTAAAGACCGAATCCCAAGGGGCGTACCTTGCGAACACGCAGGCACAGGCCGCCGCTACCGCAGCAGCAGTATCCCGCGACGTAGCTACAGCGCAGGCTGTAATCGCTACTAACGCGCAGGGTGTTGCAGTTACTCAGGCGGCATCGGCTACAGCTTCAGCAAGCACGGCCACAACCCAAGCTGGCCTATCCAGCACAGCGCGTGCAGGTGCAGAGGCAGCCCAAGCGGCAGCCGCAGCATCGCAGGCAATGGCTCAGAAGTGGGCAGCAGAGGTGGAGGACACAGTTGTATCTGGTGGACTTTACAGCTCGTTCCACTATTCCCGTAAGTCATCGGCCTCGGCTACTGCGTCAGCGGCTTCGGCGGCTCAGGCGGCATCTCTTGCAGCCAGCTTCAACTTGCCGAGTATGGCTGGGAAGGCAGGGCAAGGATTGCGAGCCAACGCTGCTGAGACTGGGTATGAGTACGTACCATTCACTGGTACTGCGTTTATCGAAGGGCTGCTCCCGGTGTGGGGTGTTGGTGGTACGTCTGTTAGCGTGACACCCGGATCTGCGTACGTGCCCGGCATAGGGCGTAATATCACGGTAGCAAGTACGCTAACTCTCAGCTCCCTATCGCTGACCATTAACACTTGGTACTACCTGTACCTATACCTGAACTCTGGTGTCCCGTCGATTGAGCTTTCCTCCACTGTACCACTTGACCCATACTGTGGATCGGCGCGTACAAAGACAGGCGACACCAGTCGCCGGTTTGTGGCAGCTCTGAAGTCCGCACCAGATGGAACACTGTTCGCTTTCCAGTGGATGAACACAGGGTACATCCAATACTGCACAGTACTGAACGGCGCTCCATTCCGATGCGTTACAGGCGGTACAGCTACAACGGCTACTACTGTTGCGCTTGGCGGGGTTGTTCCACCTACCACTAGGGCCGTGTCCTTTATCACCACCATCAGCACTGCAACGGGCTTCTGTGACTTGTGGTTGACTACTCCTGACTTTATTGGCAGGGTACTACGGTACTGCGGAAACGTGTTAAGCTCTGCCACGGCAGGCACACGCACTTCAGTAGAGATGATGACAGACTCACAACAGCGAGTCTCGTACCTGTTCTCTACTGTAGGTACTGGTTCGAGTCTATTCCTAGATGTGTATGGTTACGGGAGTGACCGCTAAGGAGAAATACAATGGCACGACGCTCTGGGTCACTCGCTGACCTAGAGGAACTGCACGCCCTCGTCACACGCTCGTACACGAGCCGTATCGAGATGGACTTGCGTGACGAGATCCCAACGGATGCCGCCACCTTGTCTGGTGCTGCGAAGTTCCTCAAGGACAACGCTATCACTGCCGACCCGGCAGACAAAGCAGACCTCAAGGGTTTGCAAGCTCAACTGAAGGCCGCTGCCGAGGAACGCGCTAAGCGTGCCGGTAAGGTCATGCAGTTAGTTCGACATGATGAACAGGAGGCACACGGCTAATGGAACAAGAACTCAGATTCGCGCATGCGGCAATGGTTGCAGAGACTTACCTGCACTTCGTTGACTTCGCAGTTGACGGCATGGCGTTTCTGGGATTCCCACTAACCGATATGCAAGCAGACATCGCAGAGTACATGGAGTATGGTCCACGACTGCGCATGGTGATGGCCCAGCGAGGGGAGGCTAAGTCCACCCTTGCAGCCCTCTATGCAGTGTGGCGCATCATCCAACGCCCTACCACACGGGTATTGATCGTATCCGCAGGTGAAGTTCAGGCGTCGGAAGTTGCGACACTGGTTGTACGGATGATCACTACATGGGACATTCTGGAGTATCTGCGCCCAGACAGACAAGCAGGGGACCGCGCAAGCATCTCTGCGTTCGACGTGCATAATACGCTCAAGGGTATTGACAAATCACCGTCAGTAGCCTGTGTCGGGATTACGGCTAACCTTCCCGGTAAACGGGCAGACTTGCTGATCCCGGACGACATCGAATCTCCGAAGAACGCTATGACTAGTACCGAAAGGAACAAGCTCAAGCATCTATCTAAAGAGTTCTCATCGATCTGTACGCACGGCGACATCTTGTACTTGGGCACGCCTCAGACTAAGGACAGCATTTATAACTCCCTGCCGGGACGTGGCTTCAGTGTGCGCATCTGGCCGGGACGTTACCCCACGCCAGAAGAGGTAGAGAAGTATGGAAGCCGACTGGCACCGTACCTTGCGGAGCGCATTCAAGCGGAACCGTCATTGCAGTCCGGTGGAGGTATCGACGGAACCCGAGGCAAGCCCGCTGACCCACACCGATACACCGAAGACGACCTCGTTGAGAAAGAACTGGACAAAGGCCCTGAAGACTTCAGTCTCCAGCACATGCTCGACACCAGCCTCAGCGACGAAGCCCGCCAACAGTTAAAGCTCAGCGACCTACTGGTTGCGAACTTCGACCACGACTCGGTTCCGGAGATCCTCCCGTACAGGGCAGATCCAAAGTACCGGGCAGAGTTGGCGCCCGACTTCCCTGTCGCTATGACCACCATGTATCACCCGGTGGCTGTAGAGTGCGACTTCGTGAAGCCTGTACTCGCAATGATGTACATCGACCCTGCCGGTGGCGGGGCGGATGAGATGGGCTTTGGCGTATCATGCGCTGTAGGCTCGTACATCCACTCGCTCGACGTAGGCGGTATCAAGGGCGGCCTGACTGAGAAGAACGGCCTGCACCTGTGCAGCGTGATGAAGAAGTACAACGTCACGATTGTGCAGGTTGAAAGCAACATGGGCCACGGCCTGTTTGAGATCAACCTACGGGCACTGCTCGCTAAGCTCAAGGACGGTTTCGTCTCGGAGACTGGCGACCACTACGTGGCCGACCCTTGGTACGCTTCCGTTGGTGTCATCGGTGAGTACAGCACAGGGCAGAAGGAGAAGCGCATCATCGACTCCGTTGTGAGTGCCATGCAGCGCCACCGGGTGATCTTGCACAAGCAGGTATTCCTGAGTGACGTAGCGTACGGCTTACAGCACGGGACTGACAAGCGCAACAACTACTCCCTGTTCCAACAGATCAGCGCAATCACCACCGACCGTAACTCACTGGCGCATGACGACCGGATTGAGGCATGGGCAGGCAGTGTACGCTACTGGAAGGCAGTATTGGCTGTGGATGAGCACAAGGCTGCTGCTAAGCGCCGTGAGTCCGATGCCCGCGAGTTCGTCGATAACCCGATGGGCTACGAAGACAAACCCAAACCCCAGAAGGGGACACGCAACTCTATTCAGAGACGGAGACGAGCATGAGCTTCATGCAGCATGTGGCGGAAGACGCCGGTACTATCGGCAACAGCTCCGCCTCGGCTGCTGTTGTGGGAGTCAGTGTGGCCGGTATCGGCCTGCCTGACTGGGTGGCAATCATCAGTGGTGTGTACTTCACTGTGTCCACCGTATTCCTCATCATGAAAGTCGCCGCTTGGCGCAAGGATCGGAATGTTAAAGCAACGACTGATTGCGCTGGGGGCTAGCTTAGCGCTTGCCTGCTCAGCGGCTTGGGTGGGCACACGGGAGGGAGTTTCCCTGACTCCATACAAAGACCTTGGTGGAGTTCAAACGTGGTGCTACGGGCAGACTCAGGGGCCACACAAGATGGTGTACACCCAGCGCGAGTGTGATCAAGACCTGATCCGCATGACTGCTGAGTACCTTGATGCCGTAACCCCGTTCATCCCCAAGGGTGCCCCAGACTCGGTGTATGCCGCCTTCACCAGTACCGCCATCAACATTGGCAAGACTGGCTGGAGAGGCTCTCAGCTCAAGTCTGGGTGGGTTCCAGCGCCTTACATGGCTGCCCTAGCCCGTGGTGACTACCGTGCAGCGTGCGACCTCTTGGCTGCCCCTTGGCCCGGTAAGTACGGCACAGCTCCGGGGTACAAGGCCACTGTTGGTGGCTACCCGTCTAAGGGCCTCGGTAATCGCCGGAGCGCTGACGCTGGTATGTGCAGGAGTGGTCTGAAATGATTAACCCAGTAACCCGCTGGTTGTGTGCAGCCATTGCTGTGCTCGGCCTACTACTCGTGCTGGCTTCCTACATTGGCGTACACGCCGTTGCAGATGCTGCTCGGTACAAAGGCGAGCGTGATACTGCTGTGACTCAGCTAGAGGCCGCACAGGTCCGCACACAGCGCATCCAGAAGCAGGTTCTAACCGCCACTGCTAATGCAGCAAAGGCACGGCAATCCTTGAAGGAGGCACTCGATGCTGTTCCCTCGTATCGTGATGATCGTACTCCTGAGCCTGTCCGTGTCAGCCTGTGCGCAACGATCCACTGTAAGTGAGCCGGTTGCATGCGTTCACCCCGTCGTGGATGCAGCAACCACTGGGGGCCTTGTAGAAGGACTCCGAGATTATTACGCAGAGCTTGAGCTTTGCAACGCCCTGAATGGAGTAACACCAAATGGCAATTGAATTGGCAACAGCCGCTGTACAACTTGAGCTTCGTCGCCGTGCAGGCATCGCTGCTGACGCTGTACAACGCTTCGCCCAAGATGCGGGTGCTATCACCGCATCCCAAGCTGTACCCATCGACGCAGCTCTCCTAGCGCTCCAGAACGCCCTAGTGGCTGCCGGGGCTGGCCCTGTACTGCCGAGCACCCAGAAGGTCTTGACCAGCGCTGTGAAGGTTACCGTCGGTACTGTCACTGGTACTGGCACCTTCGGCACACCCACCATTGTCGGTGGTGTGATTACTGGCATCGTCCTGAGCGCTAGCTAATGGATAACCAACACCGGAAGATCCAGACGTACCGTGAGCTTACTCCAGTAGAGATCAGCGCCATTAACCGCGTGAAGGCACTGGAGCAGAAGGCTGCTGAACTGCTGGAGCTACTCCGGGCGCTGGTGCCTGAAGTAGACAACCGGGATATGGCTTTGGCCAGAACCCACTTTGAAGATGGCTGCATCCGTGCAGTTAGAGCAATCGCTCGCCCAACAACTCCGTTCATCAATTAAGGAATACTTACATGGCTTCTGTAACTGCTGCTACTGCTGTACAAATCGCTGCCCTGACTGCTGCTGCTCGCATCGCTGCTAAAGACATCGAGGCTCTGGGCTCGGGTGAGTACTCTGGCGTTAACATCAACGCTGGTCAAGCTACCCGCATCGACGCAGAGCTGCTGGCCCTGAAGACTGCTGTAGTTGCCATCACTGGCTAAGTCTACACCCTGAGTACCACAATGAATCCCCGGTAGGCTTCGGCTTACTGGGGAGACTTCTGCACGTCTGGAGGAAAGTGAAATGGTTAGACTGAAGCGCAAGCTGAACCGCTCGGATGTACAGAACCTCCCTGCGTATGTCCGGGAGTACAGCTCAGATACACTAGAGCATGCCAAGGGATTCCTATGGAGTGCCCTGCTGCTTGTGTTCGGGTTAGCTGTGATCCCTGTGATCTGGCTGTGGCTACCTGAAGAGTCTGAGGATGCTCGGGTTGCTAGAGCGTTGGCTCGGGCTGAGTGGATTGCTGCTGATATCTAAACAGACCCTTGTGGGACGCGTCCAGAGTTCGGTAGGAGACTGGTGAGTTCTAGATGGATGGATCGGCTGGTTCTATGGACATTGAAATTTTATTTACCTTTGCGCCTGCCTTCCCGACCCGTACGCCTCAGGTGGTGCCCCCGTGCCTCCCTGCTGGAGCGAATCAGTGGTAGGTGTACCGGGGTGGCCTCTTGCATGCGCATGAGGTAAGCAGAGGACTAGACCTAGGTCAAGCTGGATCTCTCAACCTAGATGCGTAGTAGAACACAAGGGTAATACGTAGTCAACACCTAATCACTACGGAATCACTGATGAATGCTTAGCGATGTGTTGAGTGCGTAGCGCGAGACACTGAGCCTATGACTACAGGGAATCACAGAGGTAGCGCCATGCTATCCCGGATGCGTCCATGATGAGTCCTTAGAAGCGCTCATAGTCCTTACTGATCCTTACTGATCCTGTTAGTGGTAGGAGAGGGAGGGCACTCTGTTTCTTTATGTATTGGTAGGTGGGATTGATAGGTGTCTCTGATGAGTCTCTGATGAATGCCTGATGATACTCAATAGATACCTGACTGATACCTGACTGAATCCCATTGATACCTGAGTGAGTAGTGGAGTGCGTAGCACGAGACTGCGAACGTACCATGTCACTAGATAGTCCAGGTTGATGAACCTCAGTCCTGTCTCTGTTTCCTTATGACCTCCTTTGTACTCTATATAGATACCAATCAGACTCTAATGCTTATCCCTTTGGTTTGGAGAGGGATTAGACCTCTCGATATTTCATACCATGCCTCTAGAGACTCCGAACGTGGTTCCTCGGTTTCGCTTTGCTCTACCATGTTATCCGGCTTCAACACTGAGAGGTCAGTTCTGGTCATATATGATCATTTATTGATCAATGCATGGGTATTGATTACTTATTGATCAATTGGTTGTTTATTGACCAACCTACAGATCGTGTGGGTATTCAGGTGTTATCAGGTGCGCGTGCTCAGAACAAAGGGATTCAGAAGGGTGTTGACAAGCCTGTGGTTCACTGTAGAATCGGCCACCTAGCAACGACAGGCCCAGCGAAAGCGATACGGCCAGTACCGGGTTAGCGCTTCCTAAGCGAGACATAGGGCTTGTAGGTTGGACGGAGCGACCTATCACCGATTAAGCGAGTCGGATGGAACAACGAAACAAAGGTGTTGACGGGATGAGGAACTAGCTGTAGAGTTCGCAACCTAGCAACACGGAACACCTACCCACCACTAGCGGACGCCGCAGTGAGTAGCGCTACAAGGTCAACCAACACGGAAACGGAGAGGTTGACAGGCAGTAAGCAAGACGGTAACATCGACACCGTAACAACCTAGGCTCCAGCGGCAACCGGCAAACGATACGGGGTTGACAAGCTGGCAGACACTAGGGTAAGATGCGAACCACTAGCCGAACAGATGTTATGGGTAGGTTGGTACGATGTAGCCTAGGCGCTACTGACTAGCTGGAAAGACAGCCACTTGACACAACGCAACACACGCTGTAGAGTACGCAACATCAAGGGTACATGCCACCGACACTGGAGGCAGATCACTCCTAACTAAGCTGTAAAAGGTGGTGTTAGTGAAGACTGCGAAGGGACAAGGCAGAGGCAGAACTGATCGAAGCCGCTAGAACATGCCGGAAGGCGTAAGTAGAGCGTCAGTACATTCACGAGCCGGGGTCGTAACTGCAAGCGCCCGCAGCGGAAGCTCAAAGACTTAATGTACGGTTGTTGCGCAGGCTGAAGAAGAGTGCGCAGTTCAAGCTAGAGTCCAGAAGTCCGGCCATTGGTGCAGGTATCTAGCCGGAGCAGGGTAGGGTTGTTGATAGGCGAGACACATGAAAGCGCCAGTAGACTGCTACCACCTCCGAAGTCCCGAGATAGGGCAAGAACTAGAGAGTAGTTCCGAGTGGCCTCTGAGAAGGCGCCAGTCGAAACTACTCCACAAGGCTTTAGTAGAATGGCAGTTAAGAAAGGTGTAACCGCATGGCCGAAAGGCGCTGATCCGCTCACCCCGGAAGAACGAGCTGCAAAACGTGAGCAAGGCCAGTTGTTAATTGCGGCGTTAAAGAAGGACGCAGGACGTCACAAGGACATTGCACGGCGTGAGCGGAAGGTCCAGAAGTTGAACACGATGGGACCAGATGCGACGTACGAAAAGAAACGTATGCGAGTCGAGAACTACGGCGGGCAGAAGCCTACCGCTGGCCTATCCTTTAGCCCTAATGGGCATAACGCAGCGAGGTGAGTATGCGTATTCTGTGTGGTTTGGGTATACCTTGCGACTTCACATGGTGCAAGGTTAGCGACATAGCGGCGTACCCGGCGTACAAGCCGTTGATCCACCACTGCGACGGGCCATACAGCGTGGTCCGCTTCAAAGTCTAGTGCTCTTGAGAGCCCGCCTATAAAGGTGCGGCTCAATTGGAAACACTAACCGCAACACTGGAGAGCACCATGATCATTGATAAAGCCGTAACATCTGCACCTGCCGCCGCTAAGCCTGAGCTGGTAACTAAGCTCATGATTGGCAAAGAGGACATCCTTGCCGCAGTCGGTAAGATCCAGATTGCCGGCAAGAAGCTAGACACCATGATTCAGGTTGCCGGTATGTCTGTGCTGAATCATATCGACCTGCACGGTGATATCACCCTGTTCGAAGCACTGTGGGCAGCCATGCCGAAGGGTAGCCGGAAGAAGGCGCTGGGCGACTGGGCTGTAAAGTACGGCAAGGTCGTAATGCACCTTGACGAGAAGGGCAAGATCGTTGCGGAGAAGCCGTTCCTGTTCAACAAGCTGGGCCGTACTAACCTGCTTGGTGCCGAGGGTGAGCCTTGGTTCGACTGCGCTCCCGAGAAGCTGGAAGACACCGAACTCGACTTCACGAAGCTGCTCGGCATGCTGCTTGCCAAGGCCGATAAGGCCAGCCAAAAGGGCATCGACATCAAGGGCGCTGAGCTATTGAAGAAGGTCCGCGAAGCTGCTGCTGTAACCGTCTAACACAACCTGAATGGGCCGAGAGGCCCGCATTATCTGGAGCTGTACCAATGCTGAACCTGTTCAAGAAGTACCTACCGTCCCTGATCATGCTTGTACTGTACGGGGTTCTGATTTGGTGGATCGACGACGCCAAATTGTCCATCCCCATTGAATGGTGGGATAACGTGGCAACCATCGGCTGGTCCATGCTACCGCTGGGCATGTGCTGGGCACTCGCTGCGTTCGCCTTAAACCTTCGGGAATACCGCAGCAAGGTAGCCGCAGACACGGTGCATATTCTGGCGCAGGCGGCATTGGCTGAGGCTAGCATGTGGGCTGTGCGTCATCAGGCTAAACGTGAGCGTAGCTACAGCAGGCAGTGATCTTGAGATAGCGTCCGTGTGGCGCTATCAATTGGAATCATTCAGTAAGAGGAAACACCATGCGTAAGCAAGCAGAGTTAAAGGTTGGTGATTTGGTCCGTGTGCAGGGTAGTAGCTTCATGAACGAATGCAAAAGTGGCCGTGTGCGCCACAACCTGAAAGCCGGGTCCGTTGGTGAAGTAGTGCGCGTAGGTACGGACAGTGTGTGCGTGCATGGCCCGTACCGCCACGACCCACGGTACAACGAGTCTCCATCCGATTGCAGAGACTCCTTCTGCAATCAGAGCATGCGGTTTTCGCAGGTCAAGTTAGCTAAGCAGGCGATGAGCAAGCGCGAGGCGTACCAAAGCCGCCGATAGGCCGAGGGCTGTACTCGCACTTCACTTTCTGATTACGGAGCTTCTATGCTTATCACACGTAAGAACCTGCCAGACTTCGCCGCTGCACTGGTCTGGGCGTACATACAGGC